TTTGTTTGTTGTAGGAAAGATTTGACTTGCGCTGTCGGTTGAATCACCTACGTACACTTGCACTGACATTTGTCCTGCTACGTTTGCATTAGTGTTTCCATCTGCGTCAGTAAAAGAATCAATGCTTGCATTTCCTGGTGTGAAGTCCATGGTTTCATCGTTTCTGTATACCTCATTGACTGTGAATGTAGTATTGCCAGTCTCCTCACTCAAGACAAGAACGTAAGTCATTTGATCATTGTCAACAGAGATATTAGCGTGAGTCATTATTCCGCCAGTGATTGCTCTACCATACTGTACTGGAACTTTGTTCGCAGTGTTTGGTGCTAACTGTATTCTTACACCGGGGTCTGCTGCTGTCTGCGATCCACCTGAAGGGGCATTTGCTCCCATGACTTTAGACACAGCCATACCAACACCTGTAACAAGCAAGTTGGTTGCTACTGTCGCTGCCAACGTTCCAGATGCTAACCATGCGCCTGCTGCTGCTAATCCTGCTGCTATACTACTGAATATTGCCATTAACTTTTCCCTTCTAATATGTAATTTGTTTCTATTTCTTTCCAACCACGTTTAGTGATGTCTACTGGAGTGTCTACTAATGTTGTAATGACAATGTTTGAAATAAGACCGTCTTCCATAAGTTCTTGTCCTATCAATTCGTATTTCTTTATCAATCTAAATCCATCCAATGAATGTCTGTACTTGGGCTTAACGTACCAAGCGATCTCTCGTAAGTTTACTATGTGAGGCATCCAAGTGTCTGGAACTAATGTTGCAATCAACATTCCTGTTATTTCTTCTTCTTTATAACTTACTAGAACTACTCCCTTACATATGTAATGTGTTAGGAGTTTTCTTGCTCTGAAGTCATCGAAGTTAGGATTGTGTAAAGCAGGAATAGGCGATGCGTTTGCAAAGTCAATCATTATGCTCATCAAGTCGTCTATGTCCTTTAAATCTGCATGTCGTATCATTCTATATCCTTAATCTAGTTCGTCTGCGTAGTGCTTATTACCTGATGCATCGTGGAAGTGATCCTTGTGCGGAGTCCATCCTCTACTTGCTGCTGACATCGGTTTTCCAAAGTCAAATGCTGTGTTCGCTAAGTCTTGTACTCTATTAAAACTCGTATCACCTGGATATGCACGGGCTCTGTCAGTCTCATGAGTACGTTGTCCATTGATTCTGTGTTCTAGAATTGAGTTAATACTTGCTACAGTAATACTCACGGTGCTAGTTAGTCGTCCTTGCAATATCTCTACGTCTTCTGATATTCCATAAGAAGTAATAATTCCTTTGTATCGCTGAACAACATTGCTTGCTTGTAACGTATAGTCATCATCAAAGAACGCTCTGTATATAACTACTTCGCCACCCTTAATAGTCGCTTCAAGTACTGCGTAGATAGCATCATTGCCGATTCCACTTAACTGAATCGTTAGGTCTCCGTTGTTTGTCTTGATGTCTTCGCCCATAGTACCAACTGTTAGAAGTGATCCAACTGCTGAGTACGTAGTTGCGTTATATACCACATCATTCCACGCAGTGGTCACGTTGTATGTTACTGTGTCCACTGTGATCTCCATCAATAAGCAATGCTTAATTGAATTAGTTCCATCTACTGCTGCAATTGTTGTAGCCATTACGTAATAACCTCTATAAGTTGAAAGGGACTGTTAAATGCTACCCTGTCGTAAGGAAGTACTGTGTAAGATGGCTTAGTGAACATTCTTACTTCAAATGTACAGTCAACTCCTACGTTTAATCCTTTGCCAAAGAACGAGTATCCTGACTGTGCAATTACAGGTCTATGCACTTGTACTACTAAGTTCGCAGACGCGCTGTAAGGTACGTCTACTGCGACTGTATAGGGGTAATTATAGCCAGTGTCGGGTTGGATAAAGTCTCCTGCTTTAAACAATGTTCCACTTCCTGTTACTGAAAGTGTGTTCATGTAAATTTCATCTGTGCCGAATCCATTAAGTGTAATATCACCCAACTCTGCTGAACTAATGTCACCTTGATACTCAGTCAAATATGCAAGTCCAGTGTTGGTACTTCCAAAGTCGATTGTGCTTGTCTCTGAGATATCTAGTCTGTCTATTTCTTCTAATAATGATCTGTTGCCACTATAAGTCAGCCCTTCAGAAGTAGATACTTCAAATTGAAAGGGTATGCCACTAACAACTTCAGCAGTTAGTATTCTACCTGACCTACTAACTGTTTGTGATGCTACTTTTGTTCTGCCAAATATGATTGACGTAGCGTTGTCTATTACTGTTTGTAATCCTGCCATAATATATCCCTTTAAATTCGCTGTGCGCCTTTCTGTGTTACGTTGTAGATAAACTCAGGGTCACTAGCAACTAATTGCTTGAATGATCTTGCGTCTACTGCGTTAATGTTGTATGTTACTGCTGTGCTTCCGCCTAGCATTGCTGCTGTGTCTTTTCTGCTTGTTACACTTGCAGGTCCTTGAACAAGTTCTGGTCCACGTTCACCGACTATTCCAAACTGTCCACCAGGAATGTTTCCGCCCTTGTCAAATAGTTTTGCGATGAATGATCCTACTCCACCGAATGCTCCACCAGTTGCTGATCCTAGTAACTTAGCAAACAGTTTATTTGCTTGCGCTTTAACTAACTGCTTCATAATATCATCGAGCATTCCTTTGAATGACAGTTTACCTGTCTTAGTGAACTCAACAAATGCATTACTGAATCCATTAGTAACAGTATCAAACAATTGTTTTGCTTGTGCTGCTTTGTCCTCCACTCCATCACTAAAATCTTTTAATGCCGTAGACCATCCGCCAGCAAAATCTGTTGCTGCTTCTCGGTTTCCTTCTTGCAATGCAAGTATTAATGCAATTTGGTCCTTGTATAACCCATTGATGTCCATAATAGCAGCGCCTTGCATCATTAAGTTAACAAAGGCGTTGGAGTCAAGTTGTAATGATGATATTTCTGCTACTGCTTCCGCTCTTTCGTTCTCTAAGTCTCTGATCTCACGAGCATTTTCTTTCTGTATAGTAGACATTCCTACCAAACTACGTTCTAGTTCCATCTCGGCGACTTTGTTTTCAAGACCTGCTTTAGATGTTGCTACTGTTGTTGCAATCGTCTGTAGATTATCATTCTGAAGATCAAGAATCGCTTGTGCTGCTCTCTGTGCTTCCGCTGCAATCCTATCTGCTTCTCTTGCTGCTTCTCTGAACTCTTCTCTTGCTGCTCGTGAAGGATTAGCAGGGCCAACGAAAGGAGCATCTGGCTGATTAGGGCCTGTTGTTGGTATTGGTGCTCTTTGCGGGATGTCATTAAGTGCTTGTCGTGCTTCAGTTGTCAAAGAAATCAAGTCTTTTAACTGATTTTCTAAGTTTGCAATTCGTATGTCTTTGATTTCTTGCGTAAATGGCACAGTTCCTGCAACATTATCAAATATAGTCAAAGGCTCTGCTGCTCGCGCTCTAACACGTTCTAGTTCTTCCGCTACATCAGTTATTTTGCTAGTAGCGTCATCTATCTGTGTTTCTAATACAAGTACTCTGTTCTCTTCTGCTTCTTCTGTTAATAATCCCAGTGAGGCCACTAATGTCAATATCTGACTATCTAATTCGGCAACTAATGCAGCATTTGCATCTGCTGTTGCCGGATCAAATATCGCAATAGAAGTTCTTGCTCTAAGTTTTTGTAGAGCAATTAATTGTTTCTGCATATCATCAATGGCTTTTAAATTAAGCAAATCTGTTAGTGCGTCTGCTAGGCCAGCAGCATCTTTAGCGGTTTCTTTAAAGAAATCACCGATTCCTGATTGACTTACAGTTAAAAACAATATATTCCAAGAGTCAGATAGGTTACTAATAGCACCATCTAATGTATTAGCACGTTCTGACATTGCTCCAGCAAACTCTACTTCTCCTAGTCCTAGTAAGAATGCTTCTATTTCTGCTGCATTCTTTCCTACTGTAGTAGTAACACCCTGGAAAGTGAATTTGACTTTATCACCCTCTTGCTTTGTTTTAATACCGAACTCTTTAAGACGCTCGAATTCCATAGTGGCAGCATCTGCCACTGCTTCTATCATTTGATCCAATGATTTACCCATTGCTGATGCAGTATTACCGTATGATAACAATGCACGTTCTGAGGGGTCTAATCCAAAGGCTTTTAGTTTAACAAATGCGTTTGCTACTTCTGCAAGAGCAAATGGTGTTGTTGATGCGAAGTCTTTAATTTGATCGAATGCTGCTGCTGCGTTTTGTGCAGACCCAGTAACAGTTACTAAAGACGCATTGATAATATCAAATTGTCGCTGAACAGTAATAAGTTTTGTTGCTGCTGCTTTAACAGCAAGGGCTGCTGCTGCAACGGCCGCAAATGCACCCGCAAGTTTACCTAAGCCCGCAGATGTGCTTGCTGTTGTGCCTTCTAGATCACTGACTGCTTTCTTGCTCTGATTTAACTTTCTCTTAAAGTCTCTATCATCTAATGTGAGTGCTACTCTAATATCCTTAGCCATTATATTTTCCTTACTTTCTTGTCAGCAATATTTTGCATTTCTTTTATAGTAGGCTCACTCATTCCTTTTCTAGATTGTGAACTCCATCCTTTGTCGAGCCTATCAGCGTAAGCATAATCAGCCCGTATAGACAATTTGCGCTTCCTCGTTTTAGAGCGAGCATTTCCTGACTTAATTGGTGTTTCGTCTATCCAAAAATCAAGTGCTTCATCAACAATTGAATCTGCTAACTTTTCGAATTCTTTCATTCGCTTTTTGAATACTGAGTCATTAACTCTGATCATAGTAACCTCGTTATGTGCTTCGTATCTGATCCATCATCTCTTGTAGAGAATCTTGATCGTAGTTACTGAAGTCTTTGTTGTCTTTGTTTTGAATGTATTTGCGATAACTTGCAGCAGCATCAAATATAAGTACATCAAAAGTAGTTGCTTTCAAATACACATCAGAAGGTAACATTCCGTATCTTTCACTCAATGAATCAATCATTAAACAAAAATTAAGTTCTACAGACCCATCATCGAAGTTGCTGCTTGTTACTTTCCCAGTGTTTCTACTACCTTTTGAACACACTTCACTAAAACAGTTGTTGGAAGAATCATATCGTCGCCCATAATTCTATTGCCTTCGCTATCAAGGATTAAATCCCCGCAAAGTTCAAATAGGTGTGATGCGTTGTCTTCTGAGACTGTTGCGAATTTCATGAACTCGCTAATAGGTTGGCGATCATAACAATAGAATTCGATTGCTTCGTCGTACTCTTTTATGATCTCTTTGTCGTCTAGTGTTATCTTTACTAGTTGCGGTTTTGCTGCTAAATCTTTAAGTTGCATTACTTCATATCTCCATTATCTTCATTATTTTGTAAGTGATGAACTGCTGTCATTACGAATGACATTCTGTTCTTCGCTTTCTTCACATCTGCTTCAGCGCAGATTAATTCGTTTTTAGTCTTCGCTATTTCCGCGACTAGAGTCTCCAGTATCTCCTGTTGACTTAGGTTTTCCCATATCTGCATCTTTATCTTCCTTTATATCTTTAGATTTTGATTTTACTCTAACTCCTACTGTCTTACCTGCTTTGATTGCATCTGTAGGAACTCCACTGATAGTAACAATTGGCTTGTCTCCATCATATGCTCCTGTCCACACGCCATCTTTAAGACGGTCTTCAAGTATCTTGATTAGTTTTGTGTCTTTCATTTTACATCCTCAATTAAATTAAATGAGTGCCCATAATTGAACACTCATTCAAAGTTTCTTTACGCTACTGTTCCAGAAGTGAAACTTCCATCAACCATAATCTCTAGAGGACTAACCCATACAGGTGAGCCAGGAGAAACGGTTGGAGCAACGCCACTGAAATAGCCTTGTCCTTCAATATATCTGTCGCCAGAACTTGAACCCTGCCAATAAAGGCGAAAGTACAATAACGTTTTGTCGTTAGTGATATCGAAAATACCTGCTGTTGAATTCGCGCCGTCGAAGAAGATCGTGTCGTCCACAACCATGTTCAATGAAATTGAATTGGTGCTAGGAGTCATCGCAATCTTTTCAGAAAGTGAATCCAGTTGCTGCCATGAGAAAGACCCAGGAGATGCATTGACGGTTACGTCCTGCATACATGGGATAGACATCACGTTGGCAACTTCAGCAAGTGCGAGTGCAGGAGTTGCGAATGTACCAGACGCAATTACGTCTAGTTGCACAAACTCTGCTGTTGATGATACATTTATTGCTGTCATTTGTTTTATTCCTTAATGTTAAATTTCTTACGAGATGTTTACACTACTTGTGAAAACTGATACTCGAAAGTGTAAGTGATGAAATCATCACTAATTTCTGTTGATACCCCAGAAGTTACTTCTGCTGTATCGGATATTGCTGTCTTTGCATTTAAACAATTTGTTATCACTGTATCAATGTCGCTTGGTATTACTTTTGCGTCTGTTGTTAAGTACACCTGCACTGTAGTAGTTTTCATATCACAGTTGGTCCCATCTAACGTCTGTAAGTAAGGTTCTGTTACTTCGTCTT